GCGGCGAATTGGGTTACGGTTCCTAGCCGCTAATTCGTTCCTGTCTCTTCCTACCTTGCTACGGGGCGTGGGTGCAAGCCCGCGCCCCGTAGTGTTGAAAGGCCACAATGCAACACAACAGCAACACGAAAACCGTGCTACTTACATTGGGTACCACGTCTACAAGTCAAACCGCAACCGCCACGGTAGATACAAAGGGATTTGATTCGGTACGCGTCGCCGTATTCAAGTCAACAACGCACGCGCCGACTACGTTCAAAATTGAACACGGCGACACGACCGACGCTACCGCGTTTGTCGCGTGCGGGTTGACAGGCGGAACCGATTACACAATCCCCGCGCAAGCCGCGGGTACGAACAACCCCTATTGCGTGTTCGATATTGATACCGCGGGCTACCGTCGGTATCTACTCTTTACTTGCACCCCTAGCGCGTCGTCAAACATCATTTCAACCGCCAACCTAGCGCGCCCTGCAATGGGTCGAAAGGCGGTAGACGATGTTGGCGCTACCATTTGGGTACGGTCGCCCGAACGGTGATAGAATCGCCATAGCCAACGGGCGTCGGAGCCGTTAGTAGGCTACGCATAGCGGCGGCGAAAGCCGTCGCTATGTCTTATGACAATCACGAAAATCGACATCGGTTGTATGGATCGTTGTACCGCGGGCTTTGAACCGTGGGACATCGCGCAGGGCCGCGACGCGCGCGCGCTAGTCGGAATCGCCGACGGTTCGCTAGAAGTCGTCAAGGCTAGCCACGTTCTAGAACATATCCCGCACCGCGAAACGCTCGCCGTGTTGCGGGAATGGAATCGCGCGCTACGCGTTGGCGGTACGTTGCTAGTAGCGGTGCCCGATTTCGATAGATGCGTGGACGCGTACGCGCGCGGCGTCGCGTGGCCTGTCGAGCAATACATAATGGGCGGACAGACGGACGCCAACGATTTCCACGCCGCGATATTCAACCGACAGAAACTCACCGACGCGCTAGCGTCGGCGGGCTTCGAAGTCGTCGGAGATTGGGCGGGCGACTCAAATTCGTGTTCGTCGTTGCCCGTGTCGTTGAACATTCGCGCCGTCAAGCGCGCCGCGGGCGTGTTGCGCCGCGTCCCCGTTCGCCCGCTCCCCGATATGCACGCGGTGATGAGTATGCCGCGGCTAGCGTGGACGGAAAACATGGGGTGTTGCTATACCGCGTTAGGGCCGTTGCATATTCCGTTCGTTCGGTCGATTGGTGTCTTTTGGGGGCAATGCTTGCAACGATTGTTCCAACAGATCGCGGAAGGCGGACAGCATAAGTACGTTCTAGCGATTGATTACGACACGATTTTCGACGCGCACGACGTATGTATGTTGCGAGACATCGCCGACGCGCACGACCTTGACATTTTGTGCCCCTTGCAGATTGGGCGCGACCGAAACCAATTGCTTGCGAAAATCGACGACGGCATGGGGCTACCCGTTTCGGAACTAGCGGTAGAACGACTCGCCGACGATCATTGGCCCGTGCTGCACGGGCATTTCGGGCTTACGTTGATTCGGTGCGACCGCCTACGCGAATTCCCGATGCCGTGGTTTGTCGGTGAGGCGGGCGCAAAGGGCGATTGGGGCAACGACCGCGTAGACGACGACGTTTACTTTTGGAAGAAGGCGCGCGCCGCGGGTTGGAAGATTTCGACCACGCCGCAAGTACGCGTCGGCCACCTACAAGTCGTCGCGTCATGGCCCGATAGGAACTTGAATTGCGTCCACCAATTTATGCACGACTACCACACGAACGGGAAACCCGATTGGACACTACCACCAACGTAATTTGCATAGCGTTGCAACCGTGGGCGGGCGCGCGGCGCGGCGCGCTTGTCGCCGTGTCGCCCGCGCTTGCGGTTCAATTGCAGCGCCGCGGCGTGTTGGAATTCGTGACGCAATCCACGACCGCCGTAACCCCGCGGGAATCGCCCGTGGCGCCCGCCGACGTCGAAACCCCTACCGACACCACACGCAAGCGCGGACGGCCGCCGCGGGCGAAATGAGGCGGCTACGCGTGCCGATGAACGGAACAACCAATGGCCGTTGATACCTACGCACTTACCACCCTCGCCGCGTTGAAATCCTATATGGGGATTACCTACGCCACGGACGACGCGGTGTTGGAGTCGGCAATCGACCGCGCTAGTTACGCAATCGAAGCGTACGCCGACCGTAAATTCGTCCAACGTCGTTTCTACGAATGGACGACAGCGCGTGGCGATAGCGGGCTCGTCGTTCACAATCCGCCCGTGGGGCACGTTCACTACGTGGGCTTTGGTTCGCTTGCGTGCATGACGGTACGTAGCACGGTCGCTAGCGACATTTCGGCCACTATCACGGTTAGAGAAACAAAACTTACTCTAACCCGCACGGATTCAACGGGCAACGAAACCCAAACCGATATCAATTTCGCGAACCATAAGTCGTCGAACGCGCTCGCCGCGCAGATTACCGCTACTACGGGTTTCGCCGCGTCGGCATCGGTGAATTGTTCGGTATACCGAATCAATCGGCTAGTAGGCCGCGACCTGAAAGACAGCGTCGCTACCGTTACCTTCGCCGATCAGGCGCAAATGGACATAACGGGCGACCTACCGCGCGGCATTCTCTACTTTGGTCGTAGCGGCTACGACGACGACAACGGCGACGGGTGGCCTACGGCGCCCGTGTCGGTGCTAGTCGATTATGACGGCGGGTACGAAACGATTCCGCCCGACATCGTTCACGCGTGCCACCTCATCGCTAGCCGAATCTACAACGGGCGCAAGCGCGACACCGCGCTAGCGTCGGAGTCGTTCGGCGATTACTCCTATTCGCTAGGCGGCGCCGATTCGATGGACGCCGAAGCGCGCGCGCTCATCGCACCGTATAGGCGGTACTACAAATGAGCGTTTCTAGCCTCATAGCGCAACACGGCGTAACGGTAGACGTGTTGACGCCGACGGCGTCGATAGCCGCCAACGGTTCGGTAACGAACGGCTACACACTTACCGCGCAACTTGCCGCGTTCGTCCAACCGCGGTCGGCGGCCGATACGGATTTCGCGGGGGCGCCGCGTATGCGCGTAGGCGCTACGTTCTACTTTGCGGGCCAACAGTCGTTCGACACCGACGGCCTGTTGTCGATTACGGATGGACAATACGCGGTACGGTCGGTGCGTATTCCGATTCTGCGACCTAGCGCCGCGGCTAATTGCCATACAATCGTCGAAGCCGACCGCGTCAACGGGCTAACCTTTCCATTTGTCGAGGGGTGAACCTATGACGTTCGTACCCGATCCACACGTGCAGATGAAACTACGCCGCGCCGTGCAAGAGGGCGTGAACGCGTACCTTTTGACGGTGTCGCGCGCGATGCGCGAAACGCTATCGAAGCAAGGCGGCGGGCTTGTCTACCGTGTTGGCAAGGGAAAGAAAAACGGGCGTAACTTCCGTGAACGTGGATTCCACCGCGCATCGCGTAGCGGTCAACCACCCGCACCCGATACGGGCGCGTTGCGTAGGTCGTGGCAAGTCGGCCGCGGATTGCAGGGTGGAACGGGCGGCGTAGCGTTCCCGAAGGGTTCGGATACGTTTGTGCCGTCGCGACGCAAGCGCCGACCCGTACCCGCGGAAGCGCGGCAAGCGTTGCTAACGGTGATAAGCAACGGGAACGTAATCGGCTACCGATTCGGTAGCGCGTTGAAGTATGCGCGAATCGACCGCGGTTGGGGTCGCGTCAAGCCGCGCCCGTACGTCGAACCTACTATGGCTATGACGCGCGACCTATTCGAACCAATAATGGCTACCGCGCTTCGCCGTCATTTCGGAGGGACGCCGCGTGCATAATCTACTAGACGCGTTGCGTACGAAAATCGCGACGTCGGGCACGGGTTCGGGATTCGCGGCGCTCTTTAGCGGTCGCGTCTACCTTGATAGCGCCGCGGGGGATGATTCGTTGCCGTTGTGCGTCTATACGGGCGCTCAAAACCGATACGAACGCGCGTTCGATTCCACGTTGGATACGGTGAACGTAACGTTTTCGATTTTCGAACCGTCGAACCAATGCTATTACGGCCCGACGGGTAGTGCGCGATTGAAATTGCTATTAGACGGAGCGGAACTAACCGCCACGGGCTACGCGCGCGCGGTGGTATACCTACGGCAACGGGGCGTGCCCGTTTTCGCCGATGATGTGTGGACAACTTCCGACGTATACGAAATCGTTGGATTCGTGAAGGGATAAAAAATGCCTACCGCATTCATTGTTGGAAACGACGGCGCCGTAGCCTTTCCTACGACCAATTACAGCATGAACGTGCGTACGTTCGCTGCAAACGTCGCGTATACGGAATCCGTGCTAACGGGCTTCGCGCATAGCGGCGCCGTTCGTCGGTTGGGTGTCGTTGATATCACGGGTACCCTTGCGGGTACGCCGACGCGCGACACGGGTACTCCGTTCGGTACGATCACGGGCAACGCGTTGCCGTCGCAACCTAGCGGCACCCTGACGCTATCTATGACAGGTGGAACGACGACAAGCGCCACCAATGTGGTGCTATTGCAATTCGACGCGGTGTTCAGCGCGTACGCGTTCTCTGTCGATAAGAACGGGGATTCCACCCTCACCGTAAATTTCGGCATGAACGACACGAACGGGCCGACCGTGGTTTGGACGACGGCTTGACGCGCTATAGTGCGTCGCGATGAACCCGCTAATACAACCTAGCGACACCGATTGGATAGTGTCGGTAACGCATTCGGGCGGC